GAGGCCTCCATGGGGGAGGTCTCGGCGTCAATTGGACGGGCGAGGGGGGTGACGTGGAGGGCCGAGGAGTCTTCAAAGGGAGAGTATCCATCGGGCAAGGGAGTGCCGATGGGGTACATCTGGATCTCGACACGGTCCCGGCGGTGGCCAAGGATCGTGCCCGAGGACTTCTCCGTGGCGTCCAGGTAGAGGAGGGACGCGAGGGGATAGTCCTTGGCCTGACCTTCGTAGATGACGGAGGCGGCGAGGAAGAGGGCATGCGCAAGAGCGCGCTGCTTCTCCGTGAAGATGGGGACCACGCCCGGAGGGACGCGGAATCCAAGGCCCCCCAGGAGGGGGTGGGCGAAGATGTTGAGGGTCGTCCGGTCACGGGATGGACCGAAGGACGTCTGCTCGACGATCGCCGAACGGTGGTATTTAAGGAACCACCGATGGGCGAGCGGAGGGTTCGCCGCGGGGAGCACGGACCCGGCGTGCCAACCCGAGAGGGGAAGGGCGCCGAGGGTGTCCCGACCGGTGAGCTTGGCTTGACCGGTGAGGAGGCCCACGTTCAGGAAGCCATGGATGTCGACGGAGTCCAGGCGAACGTGGGGACGGGGCTCTGGAAGGTCTTCCAGGTCAGCCCACGAGATCTTCTCCTTGAGGTGAAGGAACCAGAAGAAGTCGTCCTTGACGAGGTCGGGGACGTACTCGATGGGCACGGAGTTGACGGTGAAGAACCTCTTGTGGCGAAAGTTCTTACCAACCGAAGGCACGAAGCCGACGGTCTGAATCGACTGGAGCCAGCGCGTGTAGAACGCGTCGGAGGCTCGGAAGAGGATATCATCTCCGTTGACGATGACCGGGAGCCTATGGATGGAAAGGCGTCCCTGGAGGACCAACTCACGCTGCTTGTCGGGCAGCGAGGCGACGTAGGTGTAGAGGTTCGCGATGCAGAGGATAGGGAACGAAAGGATCGAACCCATCAGCTGTCCATTCTTTTGGAGAATGGGGGCCAGCTCGGCCCACGCGGGATACTCCAACACCTGCTCGTAGAGGATGGAGCGCATGAAGGGGGCGAGGGAAGACTCGTCGGGACTCAAGTGGGTGAGAATCTCTTCGAGAATGAGCTTGGAGGCTCGGATGTCGAGTCCGTCGGTCGCGGCAGAGTAGTCGCCGGAGACGAAATCGAGGTCATCCTCGTCCTCGAGGCCAAAGAGGGCCTTGTGGCGATCGAGAAGGTCGCGGACCACGCCGGTGGAAATCTCCTCTCCAATGAGTTGGAAGGGGGGAAAGTTCCGGAGATGTCGCCAGAGGGCCTTTTGAAGGGGCTTGGCGACGAAGGTACGCAGGGCGTGCATGGCGGTGAT